TGGAAGAACGACCGGCCCTTCCCCCGGCCCCCCGGCCTAATTTTGAAGCCGTGGAAGCATTTCTGGCCCAGGACTTCCGGCAAATCTATGACACGTTGGAGCGGGAAGAAAAACGGACGTTGTGGCGCTCCATCATCAAAGAGATCCGCATTGCCAACGATCAGCAGGTCAAAGGACTTTCTTTTTTATAGGCGTGTTGTACTAACTATATATAGCCGACAGGTTGTATATAGTTAGTACAGAATAAGAACCACCAGCAGGCCGCCGCCCGCTGGTGGTTCTTCTTTCACGCTTCTCCCTTGCCCCATGTCATTTCTTCTCCGGTATCCCGCAGATACTTTTCCCGCACCGCCGCCACAATGTAGCTGTTGAAGGAAGAATAGCCCGCCTGTGCCGCCGCCGCCCTTACCGCTTCTTTCATCCCCTTTGGCACGGCCAGTTCCATTCTGTCATAGTTCCCGGCCCGGTATTTATTTTTCGCCGCCGTGGCCGCCGCCCCCCTGGGCGTTGGATACTTCTTTTTTTCTTCTGCCATATAAAGGCCCCCCTTTCCACTATCCCACATTATACCACGTTTCTTCAACATACGGAAGTATAAATGTTGCACAAATTTCCGTAAGTATATTTGTTCAATATTTATAGCCGATTTCTCTTGACTTTTTATTCTTCCGTAAGTATAATATAGGCAGTTAAGGAAACCACACAAAAACAAAACGGGGGTTACGAAAATGAAGGTTGCAGAAAAGATTCTTGAACAGCTGGGCGGCCAGAAGTTTATTGCTATGACCGGGGCCAACCACTTTGTAGCGGACGGCAACACGCTCCGCATGGCGCTTCCCAAAAACGCCAGTAAGGCGAACCGCCTGTATATCACGCTGGACGCTACCGACACTTACACGATGCACTTTTTCAAGTATACTGCCGGGCATCTTAACAAGAAAACTTTCGCCTGGATTGAAGACAAAACGGTTGAAGTTCGAACAGACAGCGGCGTTTTCTGTGACAGCTTGCAGGCCATCTTCACAGAAGTAACCGGAATGTATACGCACCTGTAAGAACCACCGCCGGGCGGCCCAGCCGCCGCCCGGCTCCATCAAAAGAAGGGAAGGTAAGAAATGAGTGCAAGAAGACAGATCAACCGTTACCGCACAACCCCATCCGGGTATGACTACGCGGACGTTTTGAAGCGCGGCAAGCGATTTTACACCTTCGGTAACGCCCATTCTGATTTTGAAATGCAACCGTTCACTTCCGGCAATCGTGTTTTGTGGTCTGCCGAAACTCCAACGCTTCCCACGTTCACCCCGCCAAAAGGCACAATCTGCGTACACTGGAACGGGAAGCGCTGGGAAGAATCCCCCCTGTAGCCCCGCAAAGCCCCCAGGAACGCAAAGAAGCCCGCAGAAGGTAATTACACCCCCCTGCGGGCTTCCGTGTGTCCTGGCGCTGTCTATGGCCCGTCCTGCGGGCTTTTATGTGTTGTCGTGTTCCTGCTGGCCGTCCTGGGCCGTCTGCGGCGCGTTCTGCGCCCCTTCCGCCGTCTTGGCGGTATCTATATCCCCTGCGGCTTTCGGCGCGTCCTGGGCGGCTCCCTGGGCCGCCTGGCCGCCCTCCACAATCACAACGTCAACGCCAGCCGCCGCTTCCGCCGTGGCCGCGTCCACTGTGCCCACTTTCAGCCCGGCTTCATCATAGGCGTTTACGCTGCCGTCCGGGTTCGGTTCCAGCGCCCCTTCCGGCACGTTGTCCGTGGCAACCGCCACGCCGGGGACGGACACCGCCGCCGAACCGCCGGGCACGTTAATAACCACCGTTGACGCTTCCGCAAATTTCCGCCGCCCGATCTCATAGTAACGGGCCGTGCTGGCCGCCTGAGCGATTTCCTGCGGCTGCTGGGCTTCCGCCGCGCCCTTCATCATGTTTTCATATGCGGCCTGGGCAATGGCCCGCAGTTGGTCTTTTGTTACATTCAGCCCAGCTTCCTTTGCAATGGCTTCCAGCTGTTCCACAACCATTTCCATTTTTTCGTGTCCGCTGCTTGTCTTCATAAACTCCCGCGCCCAGACAACGAACTTGTCAGCCCATGCGGCCAGCTGCCGCAGTTTGTCCGCAACGCTCTTGGGCACGTTCGGGAAAACGAACTTGCCCAGCAGGAAGCCGCCGATCGAGATCAGCAGAAGCACCGCGTTAAAAATAATGTTTTCCATGTTCTTTCCGTCCTTTCCTTATTTCACCGCGCCGCCCAGGTCGCACAGCAGTTGATCCAGGCTTGCCGCCTGCTTGTAGTTCTTCAACCAGTATTCCGGGCCGTCAATCACGCCAGCCCGCACCAGCGCGGCCACGCCGTCTTCCACGGACGCGGCACGCGGCCCGGCCTTTTTGATTTTAGCCGCCGCCTTTTCAAGCAGAACTTCTAAATACTTCACCTTGCCGGAATTGACAACCCCGGCCCAGTAGTCCGGAGAATTGATCACGCCCAGCGCCGCCAGTTTTGCAAGGGCCGCTTGCGCCCCCGTGGCAACGTCCGCCGCGTCAACCCACCCGTAAACGGTCGAACCGCCGCCGATCTCCCGTACAAGGTGGAATGGATGCTTTGCGCCCTTTGCGATCTGTGTAACCTTCGCCGTGCCCGGCTTGCACGGCTTCCCGCTCCCGGCGCTGGCGCTTGTGTAATGCACGCTGCCCGTAAAGGCCACCACAGCCCCCACAGCGGGCGCGGGCGCTGCGGGCGTGTTGGTGGTTCCCCCAGGCTTTCCGGGCGTTCCTGCGGCTCCCTGGCCGCCCTGCGTGCCCTTGTCCGCCGCCACGTCATAGGTGACATACGGGATCTTCCCGTGCTTCGTCCACCTGCGCCCGTTCATCCCCGCAATGGGGCCAATGTTCAAGCACGCCGTTTCCTGCACGCAGTTTTTGAACGCCGGGGAACACTCGATCACCACGCCGCCGCCCACATACACGCCGATATGGCCGGACAGCCACACAGCTTCACCCGGAAGAATCTTTGTAAAATCGGTTGAAACTTCCTTGCAAAGCCGGATCATGCCGTCCGCGCCAGTATCAGGAACGCCGTTTGCCTTGTAGACTGCGCCGCCGTAGGTTTTGGAAGCGTCCCCGCTCCACCCCCACAAAATCCCTTTGATCAGGTTCACGCAGTCAAAGCCATAGACGGGCGGCTTTTTGTTCGCCGCCGCCTTGATCATGCGCGTGCGCTCCGCCCGCCTGTTGTATTCGTGGTTCTGGCAGTATCGCGTTACATTGCCCCCGGTCAGGGGCGCACCGAAACAGCCCATGACGTAAAGGGTTTTGAAGTTGCGCACAATATCCCACAGTTTTTGAATAAGCACGGACGCTTTCATGCTTCCCGCTCCTTTCCATGCCAGCTTCTTTGCGGCGTTGTATACGTTTTTCCTTCTGGCTGCGTATTTGCCCATAACGCGATCGGCAAGCGCTGCGGCGTGGATCGCGTCCAGCGTTACGGGCTTCTTTGCGGCGGCGGCCACCCTTGCGGACGCACCGCCGCCGCCCTGGTTTTCCAGATCGGCAAAGTAGACAAGGGCCGCCGGGTCTTCCACGCCCACTTTCAAGCCGTGATCCACGTATGCGCCCACGTCTGCTTCCGCCTGGGCATCTTGCACACGCTTCCCGGCATCGGTTGTCAGAAGTTTACTGATCGCCGCCTTTTCCGCCGCGTTCACCGTCCGGGCGTTCCATGCGCCCGCCGCCGCTGTTGTGATTTCTTTGTAAAGGGCGGCCCCCAGGATGGAAGCCGCCCTGCTTTCCGCCGCGCAAATCTTTTTCAGAAGGTCAAGCGCCCGCCCGGCGTGCCATTGCACCTTGCCCACACTTACGGCCCCGTTATCGTTCGCGTTGACAGATCCGTAATTCCCTTCTTGCCCGAAAATGATTTTTTGCGCGGCCAGCACAATTTCTGTTCTTGTTTTTGTGTCCATTGTCAGTTCTCCATTTCCTTTGCGGCCCGTTCCGCTTCCCGTGCGTCCTGCCGCGCCCAGCGCCGATCCTGGCGGCGTTCCTTCGTGGTCTTGATCCAGCCCATTACCCCACCTTCCAGGCCGCACGCGCCGAAAACGCATTGTACCAGCGTATCCGGTATGCTGTCCTTTTTGATGAAGATAACCACCATTGCCACGATGAAGCACAGCAGGAACACGCCCAGCACGATCAAAATTTTATCCATAGCGCCCATGCGCTTCCCCGCTGTGACTGGTGGCTTGTCCCTCTTCTGCTGCTTCCTGCCGCCCGCCTGGGCCGCTTTCAGTTTTAGCGCCATACAAACCAGCAGGCACGCCATAACGCCGCCGAAAAAGCACAGCGCCGCCGTCATAGGGGCCGTAAGTTCCATTGCCGCCGCCCCCTACGAAATGCCGATCTTGGACAGGATGAAAACCACAAGGCCGCCCAGCAGGGCAGAAAACACGCACTTACAGCTGTGCGCCACATATCCCCGTCCCGGCTTTCCAGCTTCTTTACCCGTTCGCTGATTTCCGATTGCTCTTTCAGCGTGTTTTGCACGCTCAAATCCAACCTTTCAATCGTTGTTGTCAGGGTTGTAAGCTGCTGGACAACGATCCGGTTCACCGTGTCTTCCAGCTGTTCAATTCGCTTGTTCTGCCTGTTGTTTTCATCTTCCAGGCGTTTGTTTTCGGCTACCATGCGCCGGGCAAATTCTTCATGTTCTGCCCGTGTCAAGTTCCCTTCCATTCGGTTTTTACCCTCCTTCCGGCGGTTCCGCCCGCAACGGGAAGCGCCGCTGCGGGCGGCTCCCGTTACTTTCCTTTGATGAAGTCAGAATAAATGCTTTTCAGCGAATAAAGCGCTGGCAATGGCGTTTTCACGTCCGGTTTCCCCGGCGGCATCAGGGACATTTCATAGAACCAGATGCACCAGCGGGCCGTATCCTCCGCCCAGATTGCAAACGGCATCAGCAGGAACCACAGCAGGCCGAACGCCGGGCAAATCTGCCCCAGCACATTCCCCGGCTGGTTGCTGTAATCCCAAACCCCAAGCCCCAGCCAAAGGTTCAGGACGCACCCGGAAACGAATTCCAGTGCCAGCACAACCGCCGCCCCGGCTGCCGCCTGTAGGGCAACCGGGGCGCTGTAAAACCCGGGGGCCTGGTTCAACGCGCCCACAAGCACGCCGCACAGGCCCCCTACAATGAACATAGACGGGTGACTATAGCCGCGCCACAGCGTTTCCAGGGCCACGTAAGCGGCCCCCAGAAGTGCCCACAGGGTAATTACACGTTTCATACCGCGCCGCCCGCTTCCTGCATGATCCGGGCCATACTGGCGGCCAGATCGGCGGGCAGTTCCGCGCCGTACTCAATGGCGGCCAGTTCGTCCAGCCCGGCGCGTGCGATCCATGCGTTGACGTGGTTGCAGTATGTGCGGTGGTAGAAAACGTGTGCCGTGGCCGCCTGGGCCAGCGCCGAAAATTCCGCCGCCGTGTACATACGGCAGAGTTCCCCGTCCGCGTGGTACGGGACGGCCTGCGCCCCCGCCGCAATGGCGGCGTTCTGGGCCATCAGTTCCGTTTGATCATGTTCGGTTAGGCTGTAGCGTGCGCCGCCCACTTCAACACCGGCATAAATGG